TCGACCGCTTCGTCGAGCGCACAGGCAAATTCATTGTGCTTTCAGGCCATCGACTGCGCGGTGGTGAAGTGAAAGCATTCAGTATCTATCGGGGAAAGTGATGCAACGAGGGAAAAAGCCACCGTTGTCGGAAAAACACCAGAGGTTCGTCGAGGAATATTTGATAGACCTGAACGCGACCCAGGCGGCGATTCGTGCTGGCTACAGCGAAAAGACCGCCTACGCGCAGGGTTCCGCTCTCTTGAAACATGTTGAGGTCAAGAAGGCGATTTCGGCGGCGAAGAAAGCGCGTGCGGAGCGCATGGCTATCTCGCAAGACCGCGTGTTGCTCGAGCTGGCGCGGATCGCTTACTTCGACATTCGGAAGACCGTAGACAAGAACGGCGCGCCGATTCCGATCGAGCAGCTTGACGACGACACTGCGGCGGCGATCGGTGGCATCGACGTGCTTGAACAGTTCGAAATGATGGACGGCGAGCGCGTTCCTGTTGGCCTGTTGAAGAAATACAAAGTGTTCGACAAGAACACGGCACTTGCGAACGCCATGCGCCACCTGGGCATGCTGAAAGACTCGCTGAAGGTCGATCTGCCCCCAGGCGGCGCTCTGTTGCGCGTTGAGTTCGTGGATGCGAATCCAAACCCGGCACCCGGTGCCGCCCAAGCTGAAGGAAAAGAGAATGGCTGATGCTGCGCGCGTGGCGCAACTGCGCGCTGATGTACTCGAAGCGGAGCGCGTTGCTGAGTTGCTTGAGAATGAAACGCTCAAAGGTGTGTTCGAGCGGCTGGAAGCAGACGCGATTTCCGAATGGCGCAGTAGTGAGGACTACCACAAGTCATTAGAATCGGACGCGTGGCTTCGTTTGCGCGCTATCGAATCGTTGAAAGGCGCGCTTGAGTCGATTGTGAATACCGGGCGCATGGCTGCCCAAGAACTTGAACGGGTGAAGCGTGGGCAGAACGGCGAGTAAGGCGAGAGATGCAGCGGGTGGCGGCGAAATGCAAGCATGTTTGCCTGAAACGCTTGCTGAGCATGGCGTCGCGGCCGAGGCGGGCTCCGAGAATCTAGCCGATGACTTGGCCGTCGCCGAGGCTGCTGACACGGTCGCGCCGGAATACGAGCTGCCGACGTGGGCCGAGTTCCGCACCTTCGTGATGGAGAACGGCAACAAGTACGTTCGCGCGAGCTATCCGGAAGCGCCGGCTGATCTGATCGAGACGATCTGGTGTGGCGTACCGGTCATCCAGCACGAACAGGCCCGCGTGATGACGCCGAAGGGCGAATGGCTGGTGTATTGAATTGAAGGTCAGACCGGTTGTCCCAACTGCAAAGACGCCCGGTTGGGCTCGCGTGCTCTACGAGCCGCAGTGGCGTTTCATCTCTGTGCGAGGTGGTCGCGGTTCCGGCAAGACGGTCAACTTCGCGCGTGCACTGATCATCCGCGCGACGCAGCGACCGCTTCGGGTGCTTTGCACGCGTGAAGTGCAGGACTCGATCAAGGAGAGCGTGTATGCGACGCTCGTTGCCGAGATCAAGAAGCTTGGCGTCGAGCACTGCTTCGACATTCTGGCCAACGAAATCCGACCGAAGACGGGCGGAACATTCATTTTCCGAGGCCTCAGCGATATGACGGCGGATAACGTCAAGTCGCTGGCTGACATCGATATTGCGTGGATCGAAGAAGCGCAGACGATCACGGAGAACAGTTTCCGCAAGCTGACGCCGTCGATTCGCGCGCCTGGCTCGCAGATCTGGCTGAGCTGGAATCCGGAGTTGGAAACTGACTTCATCTATCAGAAGGTCGTCGTCGAAGAATTGCCGAACTGCGCCAACCTGTTCGTCAACTTCGACAAGAATCCGTGGTTCCCAGATGAATTGAAGCTGGAAGAACAGGACATGGCCGGGAAGGATCCGGACATGCACCGGCATATTTGGCTCGGCATGCCGTTGCCGGCCGTTGCTGGAGCAATCTACTTCAACGAGCTTTCGAAGATGGAGAGCGAAGGCCGGCTGATGAACATGGCGGTCAGCGAGGAACTGAACACCTACATCGTCATGGACTTGGGGTTCAACGATCACACGTCGTGCGGCGTCGTTCAGCAGGTAGCGGGCGAATATCGGATCGTCGACTACGTCGAGAATCGCCAGAAGCCGCTTAGCTGGTTCAGTCAGGAATTCAAGGACTGCGGGTATGAGGGTGCAATCCTCGTGATGCCGCACGATTCCGAGCACGAGACCCTAGCCGCTGACGGCATATCGATGAAGGCGAAAATGGAAGCGCTCGGCTGGGAAGTCGAGGTTGCCGAAAACATGGCTGTCGAGCAGGGCATTCGCCTCGTGCGTGACCTGTTGCCGAAGACCTATATCGACAAGACGCGGTGCGGCCCGAAGCTGTACGCGGATGGATCGAAAAGCGTGGGGCTGATCGAGCACATGAAGCGATACAAACGCACGAAGGCCGGCCATCCGCAGCATGACGAGCATTCGCACGGGTGCGACATGGTTCGATACATCGCCGTTCACGCTCCGCGCATGCATAACAACCGCTCGAACTGGGGCGGGTCGCTCAATTTCAAATCACTGGTGACTGTGTAATGGACCAAAACCAACTACTCGAGCAAGTCGCGCTGTCGATGATGCCTGATTCATCGCCGGCCGGCGTCCCTGAGCCGGGTGTTCCGGTCCAGCAGATCACGCAGATGGGCAGCGATGCCGAAGCGCCGATCAAGATGTCCGACGAGGAAATCTCGTCTATCGTCGAGAGTCACATCTCGCAGTCTCAGAACTGGCTTGGCACGGGCATCGCCAAGGATCAGGAAAAGGCGATGCAGTATTACCTCGGGCTGGCCGAAGGCGATCTGGCGCCACCGGAGGTCGAGGGCCGCTCGGCGGTGGTCGATACGGTGGTAAGCGACCAGATCGAATGGCTGATGCCTTCGCTGATGGAGATCTTCTTCGCGTCTGGCAAGCCGGTGAAATTCTGTCCGCGTAAGCCCGGTGACGAGCAGGGTGCCGAGCAGATGACGCACCTGGCGAATCACGTCGTGAACGAGCAGAACCCGGGGTTCGAAGTGTTCATGGATTGGTTCAAGACGGCGTTGCTGTCGAAGATCGGTGTGGCGAAATGCTGGTGGGAAGTTGAAACGGAAACGACGCGTGAGCAGTATTCCGGGCTGACCGACGAGCAACTGGCCATTCTGACCAACGATGCGGGTGTGACGATAACCAGTATCGAAAGCTATATCGATCCGGCGGCCGAGCGCGCGGCGATGGCGCAGTTCCAGCAGGCGCAGCAGCAGTACCCGCAGGCGATGCAGCAGTTTCAGGCGGCGCAGCAGGCTCTCGCGCAGCGCCAGCAGAACCCCGCAGCGCAAGGCGTCCCGCCCGGCCAAGCCGCCAGCCCGGGGCAGGGCTCAGCGCCGCAGTCTCAGGCACCGACGCCGCCACAACCGCCGCAGCCGGTCGATCCTTCTGCGTTGCCACAACTGCATAACGTCGTGCTGACGATTTCGAAGAGAAGCGGCCACGTCGCAATCGAAGCGCTGAATTCGGAAGATTTCCTCGTCGCGCAGACGTCGCGACGGATTCGTGACGGCTTTTGCGCGGACCGTGTGAAGAAGTCTGTCTCGGAGTTGCGCGCGGCCGGCTATAAAAACGTCGACGACATATCGTCTGATCCGAGCGCAGAAACGACCACACTTAATGGGCTTTCGCAGGCGCGCACATCGCTTGAGGACGCATTCGCTACCATGGTCGAAGACGATGGCAACGGCGACGAGTCGCAGCGCAAGGTCTGGCTGTATGAATGCTATCTGCCGATCGACTGCGACGGCGATGGTATTTCGGAGTGGCGCAAAATCACGAAGGCTGGCGACGTCATTCTCGACAACGAGGTGTGCGACGGGCCGCCGTATGCGGTTCTTTGCCCGGTGCGCATTCCGGGTCTGCTGCATGGCCGCTCTATCGCTGATCTCGCCATGCCGATCCAGAAGCTGAAAACCGGCATGCTCCGCGGCCTGCAGGACAACATGAACATCCAGATCAACGGGCGGTCGTGGGTTGACGAGACGAAAGTCAACATGTCCGACTTCCTGAATAACGCGCCTGGCCGACCTGTTCGTGTAAAGGGCGGCGCCGGAGCAAATGCAATTGGGCCGATCCAGCAGGGTATGTCGGACAGCAGCGGCGCTTATCAGTTGCTCCAGTACGTCGACAGCATGTCGCAGGAACGCACTGGCATCACGAAATACAGTCAGGGTCTCGACAGCGACACACTGAACCATACGGCGACCGGTATCGAGAACATCACGCAGCGCGCCGATCTGCGCGTGAAGCTGATTGCACGTTCGTTCGCCGAAACGGGCGTGAAGGATCTGTTCCGCCTGATTCAGAAGCTGCTCGCAAATTATCAAGACAAAAACATGGCGTTCCAGCTTAACGGGAGTTGGGTCGACGTCGATCCGCGCGTGTGGCGCAATCAGTATTCGATGAAAGCCGACGTCGGTACCGGCACCGGCGACACCGGTCGGCGAGTGCAGCAGCTCACGAACCTGCTCGGCGTCCAGCAGACCATCGTTCAGAGCCCCGATCCGATGGTCAAAAGCACCGTGACGGCTCAGAACATCTTCAAGACCGCAACCGAGCTCGTGCAGGCTTTGCAGCTTGGCGAGCCGTCACAGTTCTTCTCACCGCCGCAAGCGCCGCCGCCGCAGCCGCCGCATCCGGATCCGCAGCAACAGCTCATCAACGGTCAGATCCAGATCGAGACGACGAGGGCACAACTGCAGCAGCAGACGGACGCCGCGAAAATTAAGCAGCAGGAACAACAAAGCGTGCGCGAGACGAATCTGAAGGCACAGTTGCAGAGCGAACACGAGGCGTTGCTCGACAAGCGCGAGCGCGACGCCGCTGCGCAAAACCTCGCATGGGAACGCGAGAAGTTCTACGCGCAATTATCTGTCGATCGCGAGAAGGCAGCGTTCGCGGCAAAGGTCACGGACCCGGCAGTCGAG